AACTCAATATGTCAGTTAAAAGCTTTAAATTTGTATCTCCTGGGGTGTTTATCCATGAAATAGACAACTCCTTCATTCCGAAGACGGCCGATGCGATTGGCCCGGTAGTTGTAGGAAGGGCGCGCCGCGGGATTGCGATGCAGCCAATCAAAGTACAGTCCTATTCGGATTTTGTGACGATGTTTGGAGATACCGTACCGGGCGGAGGTAGCGGAGATGTTTACCGCGATGGAAACTTTACATCTCCCATGTACGGCACTTATGCCGCAAAAGCTTTCTTGCGAGCGAACGTCGCTCCCCTCACCTATATTCGTCTTCTGGGCCATCAGGCCGCTAGCAACAATGCGTCTGCAGATGCTCTAGCAGGATGGAAGACTGCGAACAACGTCGGCACCAATGCTGCAGCTAATGGCGGCGCGTACGGGCTCTGGCTTTTCAAGTCAGGAACTGCCTGGGACGAACAAACCGGCGAGACACGCGGAGGACACCTCGCCGCCATCTGGTATATTGATAGTGGCTCGATTGCATTAAGTGGCGCAATTCGAAACGGCAGGCCTGCCCCATGGGATGTAACAGGCCCCACCTTGAATCATGTAACAGGCACCGGCAAAATGATAGGGCAGATAGCTTCGACTAATGAATTTAATGTATTGATCACCGGACCCAGCATGGCCAGCACCGCTAGTGTGCGGTTTAGTTTCGATGACACCAAAGAAACATTTATTCGCAAGAAGTTTAACACCAATCCACAATTGGGGAACTCCAATGCAAGCAGTTTCTTTCCCGCCAATAGCGAAGTTAATTACTGGCTAGGCGAAACCTTCGAACAAGATTTGCGATGGACGTTGGGAAGCAGCCTCACTGCAAATGGGCAGTTACAGGCAGTACTCACTGGAATTGCTTCTGGATCTGGGATGGGCACCGGCACCGGGCCACAATATATGAAGGGTGTGAACGCCCGGGAAGGGGTAGCTGGTTGGTTTATCTCGCAAGATACAGAAGCCCCCGCTTCCTACTTGCCCCAGAACATGCAAAAACTGTTCCGCCTTAAAGGTAGAGGACACGGGGAATGGCTCCATAAGAATGTTAAAGTTTCTATTGAAAAGATTCGTGCTTCCACTACGCTATCCAGCCAATATGGCACCTTTTCTGTAGTGTTGCGCCAGTTTACTGATACTGACTCCAGTGTGGTGGTGTTAGAGCGCTTCGATAATTGCACTCTTAACCCAGCTTCTCCTAACTTTATATCCAAGAAGATAGGAGACAAATACACCTCTTGGGATCCCACTTCTAGGCGATTGAAGCTATATGGCGACTATCCTAACCAATCTAAATTTGTTTATGTGGACATGAACACTGATGTAGAAGCTGGAGCAACCGACCCAAGTCTTCTTCCCTTCGGCTATTTCGGTCCCCCCAAATTTACCGATCTAAGTGGCGCATGGGGAACTGGTTCCATTAGCATGGGAGCATATCCCATTGATGGGGCACATTCAGCAAATATTTCGGCTTCCTATGTGCGCGCCGCCGCCCAAATCGCAGGAGGAAACCTAGGCAAAGGATATGAGTTCTCTCGAAACTTTGTTTCGGGGGGAGTTTCCGCCGACAACCCGGCAGCCGGTATAGTGGGCATGGTGTGCACCGCCACAGGCTCGACCATCGCCATCCAGACTACCAGCGGCTCATGGGCCTTCATCACAGCCTCGTTCCTTTTCCCCAAGGACAACCTTAGACTGTCGGCTTCCGACGGCGGAATTGGCAACCCGACAAGGGCTTACTTCGGCTTTAGCACAGCGCGCTCTCGGACAAGCACCCGATCTGATCGGAGTGCATTCGAACCCCTCCGACTGTGGGACGCCGATATTCCGGCCGATCCCACCACCGCAACGGCGACCCCCGGTGTAGACCGGTGGAGTTATATCTTCTCGCTTGACGATGTGGTTCAAAGTGGCTCAACCAACTTCTTCTATTATCAGTCAGGCTCACGCGCCTTGGAAACGTCCTATACGTCTGGTTCTTACAAGAATCTCTTGGATGCTGGCTATAACAAGTTTACTGCTCCCTTCTGGGGAGGGTTTGATGGCTTCGACATCACGAAGCCCGACCCGATGTATAACCAAGGTATGACGGCCGGTGTCGACACCGGGTTTACCAGTTATGAGTATTATACATGGAAGCGCGCCATCGACACTGTGTCCGATCCTGAATCGGTGGACATGAACATGCTCGTAGCGCCCGGCCTTACGATGACAGATTTGACGACGCATATGGTGAATGTGTGTGAAGATCGGGCTGACGCCTTGTCTATCATTGATCTTCCCAATGTTTACATTCCCACTCAAGAGGCATACTACTCTTCCAAGGCAGACCGGGTCGGCACGACACCAGCGGGCGCAGCGCGCTCCTTGCGTGACCGCCGAATCGACTCTAGCTATGGTTGCACTTTTTACCCATGGGTTCAGACCCGGGATGAAGGCACAGGTCAGATGCTTTGGATTCCGCCCTCTGTGGCTATGATGGGCGTTCTCGCTAGCTCTGAAGGCAAGTCCGAGATTTGGTTTGCTCCTGCTGGATTTAATCGCGGCGGCTTGACGGAAGGTGCAGCTGGTATCCCGGTAACGGGAATTACCGAGCGCCTGACATCTAAGAACCGCGACACCCTTTACGAGTCTAACATTAACCCGATTGCATCGTTCCCCAGCACGGGAATCGTGGTATTCGGACAAAAGACGCTTCAAGAGAAGCAATCAGCGCTAGACAGAATTAATGTACGCCGATTGGTCATCTATTTGAAGAAGCAAATTTCTATTCTCGCCTCACAAATTCTCTTTGAGCAAAACGTGCAAGCAACATGGAACAGATTCCGCTCTCTTATCGAGCCCTTCTTGGCAAATGTCAAGACGCGCTTTGGTATCACGGATTATAAGTTGATTCTTGATGAAACAACAACAACTCCGGATCTTATCGATCAAAATATTCTCTATGCTAAGATTATGATTAAGCCCGCTAGAGCTATTGAATATATTGCTATTGACTTCGTCATTGCCTCCACTGGAGCGTCATTTGATGACTAAGACTAAGCAGATTATAGGGCTCACTCAACCACTGGTTAATATACAACAAGGATAAACTTCACATGTCAGTTAAAAGCTTTAAATTCGTCTCTCCTGGGGTTTTTATTCACGAAATAGATAATTCCTTTATTCCCAAATCGGCAGAAGCGATTGGGCCGGTTGTTGTAGGTCGTGCCCGGCGCGGTATTGCGATGCAACCTGTTAAAGTACAATCTTATTCAGAATTTGTAACAATGTTTGGCGAAACGGTTCCAGGTGGCGGAGCGCCTGATGTATATCGCGATGGAAACACCGCTTCCACTATGTATGGAGGCTATGCAGCCAAGGCCTTTTTGAGAGCCAATGTCGCGCCCCTCACATACGTGCGCCTTCTGGGACACCAAGACACTACCATCACCGAACCCGGAGGGCTAGCAGGCTGGCAGACTCAGCAGAATGCGGCTGGATATGACCCAGCCGGCGCAAGCAACCGAAATGGTGGTGCATATGGCTTGTGGCTGTTCCCGTCGGGCTCTGGTTTGCAAGAACAAACCGGCGAGACACGCGGAGGACGCTTAGCAGCTATTTGGTACCTAGATAGTGGTTCGATTTATCTTAGCGGCACGGCGCGCGGTGGCATCACACCCACCGGAAGTGCCCCCGGGGATAACCAGGGCGGCGGTATTAGCAGTGGCATCGGGAAGATGTTGGGACAGATGGCCACTACTAATGAATTTAAAATTCTCCTTCATGCTATGCCTAATCAAACCGCCAGTGTAGCGTTTAGCATGGACGACACTAAACAAACTTTTATTCGCAATTGCTTTAACACGAGCCCCCAACTTGGTAATTTAACAGCGAGCAACTTCTTTCCCTCTCAAGCACAAACAAATTATTGGTTAGGGGAGACATTCGAACAATATTGTAGGTGGACGCTGGGAAGCTTAACTACCGCCGACGCCCTTCAAGGTGTTTTGACTGCTATTGCATCCGGATCCTCGATGGCCAGCACCGTGGGCCCGCAGTACATGAAAGGACTTAATGCGCGCGAAGCCGTAGCAGGGTGGTTTATTTCCCAGGACGCTGGTTTACCGGCTGCTTATGTAGCATCAAGCCAGCAGAAGCTTTTCCGACTTAAGGGCCGCGGCCACGGCGAATGGTTGCACAAGAATGTTAAAGTTTCAATTGAAAAAATTAGAGTCTCCACGACGACAGCCAATCAATATGGTACTTTTTCTGTAGTATTACGACAGTTTACCGACACTGATGGAAACGTCATTGTATTGGAACGTTTTGATAATTGCAATCTGGATCCCACTTCTCCCAACTTTGTGGCACGAAAGATTGGAGATCAATATACATCATGGTCCGAAAGTGAGCGACGTTTGCGGCTTTACGGCGAATACCCCAACAACTCTAAATTTGTGTATGTTGAAATGAACGCCGACGTCGAAGCGGGCGCCACAGACCCGACTTTCCTACCATTTGGCT